GTTATTGACTTTGGTGTTCGTTATAGCCCGATTGCTCTGGCACCTATCGCTGGGAAGGTTTGGAAAAAGGAGATTGACAAGGACTTGGGGGAGAAAGTCTCTCAAATGCTTGTTGGGTCAACTATGATTTACACTATGGCCCATAGAGAAGCAGAGAAAGAGAAAGAAGGGTTACAATGGAACGAAGAGAGGGATGATGCCGGGGGGGTTTATAAAGTAGACAACCTATTCCCTTGGGGGCTTTACAATCTTGCTGGGCGTCTTAGTTTGGGGTGGGCCAGAGGAGAGGGCCTTAATCCTGACCTAATGACTGCTGCTGCACAACAGCTCAGCTTCCCTGCTGCCCTAGGGGACATTGGTAGTCCTCAAATTGTTAGAGATTTGGTAGCTTATGCTGTAGCCCCCACAACAACTGAAGACGATAAAAATGCTTTTTGGGATTTGATGGCTTATGGGGCTAATTTCGTAGCCCCTATTGCTGCTGGCTTCACTCGTCCTCTTGATCCCCTTAACAAGTTTGTGGGGGCTTATTCTGACGCTTATGGGGTCACTTCTAATGTCACGATTGATAAGAAATTGTCGGATGGTGTAGATGGGACTATCCAAAGCTTTAGTCGTTATACTAACACTTTGTTTGACTTTCTTTTGGGAGAGCCTAACGAAGAGGGAAAACTCCTGTATGGGAGTCCTAAGCACTCTGCTACACAAGAAGGAGAGATTAGGTCTGGTAACGTAGGGGCTGGGATTTTTGGTGCTCAATACGCTCAACGTAGGACACCTATTGATAAACTCTTGGGCATGGTTAACAAGGCTCCTTTCAAGGCTGATAGCTTTACATCTGGCAACCCTGAATATGACGATTTTATGAACCAGAATGTTCAACCTATTTTGGAGAGAGAGGCAACTCGTCTGCTGAATAATAAGATGTTCATGGGACTGCCAATGTCAGTTAAAATCGCACAGGTTGATACTATGCTAACAGCTGCGAGAGATGAGGTTTTATCTTCTCTTGAAACTGCTGGTAGAGGTGGTGCTGAGGATCGTCTGCTTAACGAGAGACGTAAGCTACTCATTTTATCTAAGACTGATAGACAGCAGGCTAAGAAGGAGTTGGGTATCACAACACCAGATCATAAACTGAATGGTACACAAATCCGTATCATTCAAAATAAAATCAAAATCAACAACAAAATGTATAAAAAAGGGATGGGGTTCTAACGAACCCAGCCTTAGAAATGATTAAGCCCCGCTCAGCATAACGCTGGCGGGGCCTTTTTTATGTTTAAATGGCCTCACCATAGAAGGCAGTGAGCCATTGCTTACAGATGTCACTACGAACAACATCGTCAAGAGTAAACTCAACCACTGCTGCATCAATGTTATACTTGTTAATCAAGTCTAGAGCGAGAGACAGACCAGAGCGGTCTTTAATGTCACTTTGCCTAATGTCCCCATTCAACACCAACTTACAATTCTCACCAATACGAGTGACAACCATTTTAAATTGAGCAATGTCTAGGTTCTGAGCTTCATCCAACAAGACAAGAGCATTATTGTAAGAAGCTCCTCGCATGTATTCCAGAGGAGCCATCTGAATGTTGCCATTCTTAATGCCTGTCTCTACAACACCTTTACCAAGCTTCTCTTCTAGCACAGAGAGGACAGGGCTGAGCCAAGGACCAAACTTCTCTCCTAGATCACCGGGCAAAGCCCCCAGAGACTTACCTACAGATACAGCAGGACGAGTGATGATGATCTTGGTGATCTTCTTCGTCGCGTACAGATTAGCTGCCATAGTGGCCGCAATGTAGGTTTTACCAGTGCCTGATGGGCCTAGCACAATGATTTGATCATGTGTGTCAAAGGCATCAATGTAAGCTGCTTGGTTATCGTTGTAAGGAGTGAGGCTGCTCATCTTAGCAACCCCCTCCTCCTCAGCCTTTTTGTAGCGGGATACACGTTTCCCAGTTGGCTTTTGAAGCATTTTATTTCTTTCTTGTTAAATCAAAGCCGATTGGTTGCTTAGGGACGTATTTAGCATATGGGTCTCCGAACATATTCAACACAGACGAGGGATGAATTTCTGTATCCTCAAAGACTGTAATGTTCTTCAAACCAAGTTGATCGAAGTGGTCATAGTAACTACTCGCAGGTTCTGATCCCCGTTGCTGGATCAAAGTAGCAAGCTCCACCAGTTTTCTCGTCAATGAAGTCATCTGTTTCCTCTTCAGGCTCTTCAGCCACATCTTCTACAGCAGCCGCATTAAGAATGCCGTAACGTTTACCTGCCAGACGGAATGTAGTGCAGCCAGAGGCTCCACCTTCCCATGCAGTCATATACACTTCTTTAAACTCATCCCATGTTACGTCATTACCAACATTACAGGTTTTAGAGCAAGCAGAGTCTACATACTGACTAGCAAGGTTAAGAACAGCTACGTGGTCTTGTACAGGGGTTTGATCAGCAGTTCGACCTTTAACACCATAGACACGATAGGCATAGTCTTCCACTCGTTCTACAATAGGGCCATCAAAGGTTTGAATGGTTCTGTCGTAGAAGTGGGAGAAGACAGGTTCGATGCCTGAGCTTACATTGTCAGCAGACAAAGAAATAGTGCCAGTAGGAGCGATGGAAAGAAGATGACTATTGCGAATACCGTATAGTCTAATATCCTCCCGGAGTTCTTGTGGAAGTGTAAGCGCAAAGCCTGACTGAAGAAACTTGTCAGTCTCAAACAGGGGGAAAGCACCTTTTTCTTTAGCCAGTTCGATAGACGCCTTATAAACCTCATCTCGATATACCTCCATAACCTCTTCAAGCCATTTAAGGAATGAAGGAGAGCCGTATTGTAGCCCAAGGATTTCCCCTGTATTAGCAACACCAGTGAGACCAAGGCCCATACGACGTTTGCTCTTAGCTTCCACCTCTTGCTCAGGAAGAGGGTAGGTCGCACGATCTACAACGTTGTCCATAGCACGGACAATATGTGGAATGTCTGCCTTAAACTGTACGTAGTTAAATACTCCGTCTTTAAGGTACTTGACAAGGTTTGTAGAACCAAGAAGACATGCACCATAAGGAGGCAAAGGTTGTTCGCCGCAAGGATTCGTGGCTGCAATCGCCTCACAATAGAACAAGTTGTTCTTCTTGTTAATCGTGTCTAGAAACAACACACCCGGCTCTGCCCAATCCCAAGTAAAGCGTAGGATTTTATTCCACAGTGCGACAGCGCTAACTTGCTTATACACTTGCCCTTCAAAACGAAGATTGAACATAGTGTTAGCTTTAACAGCTTCCATAAACTCATCAGTGATACCAACAGAGATGTTGAACTGAGTGAGACGAGAGCTATTAGTCTTAGCCTCAATAAACTCTTCAATGTCTGGATGGTCTACACGTAGCACACCCATCTGAGCGCCTCTACGATGACCAGCAGAGGCGATAGTCTTACAGATGGCATCAAAGATGTCCATGAAAGCAATAGGCCCACTAGAGCGTGTGTCTAGGCTCTTAATGAGGGCACCACGGGGACGTAGCGTGGAGAAGTCATAACCAATGCCTCCACCAAGCCTCATAGTCTCAGCAGCTTCCTTAGCCGCTTCCATAATCTCTTCCATGCTGTCTTTAATCGTTCTACTAACGAAACAATTATAAGGAGTGACAACACGAGGACTGCCCATAGCAGACTGAACACGACCAGCAGGGAGAAAACGCATATCGAGAAGAATGTCTTTAAGCGCGAGATAGTGGGGTTCATCGTCCTTAAGAGCGTCCGCCACTCTAACCATTGCATCTTTGAAACTCTCTCCTTTCGACCTGTATTTCATAGCATGGATTTCTTGGCTAACTTTTAGCGTAGGTCCGTAATGTTTTTCTGTCAATCTTAGTACCCCACTTCATCAGGTTCTTCATAAGTGTCTTCATATTTCCAAGAGATTTTAACAGCTTCATCTTCTAGTGTGATGGTGCCGTTATTCACCCCTTTTCGTCTGGTCAAGAATACATACATCCCCGGCCAGATATTTTTAACAATGTCTTCTTCTTGGTAGTTGTCAAGACGGTCATTCATTTCAACAACCATAGTAAATGTTTTTGTGCTCACTCATAAAACTCCTTCAGTAGTTTGTACAAACGTCTTGGGCTTCGCAATAAAACTTGCCCAAAGTAGTTCTCCATGTTTGGAAAACTAGCACCTTTTTCACGAATAATATTTTGAATAGCTTCTGAGGCTTTATGATCAATAAGTTCTTCCTGCGTCTCAAAGTACCTGTTATCGTACTTATAAACAGATACAAGCTTTTCTGGTGGCGGACTAGATTCTTTAGAGAATAGTCTCAAGAAGTGTCTCCATATCTGGGGGGAGATAGTTTGGCCCCTTCAATACCTTCCCATCTTCACGATAGACAGGCTTACCATCGTCACCAAGCTTGCTTAGATTAGATTTGTGAACACGAATGAAAGCCTCTTCAAGAGGCAAGCCCAATGCCACAGCCAACCCTGATAGGACGTATTGCACATCTGCCATTTCCTTCAGCATACGTGCCTTCACCTTCATAGGGATGCCTGTCTTAAACCCACTCTCTGCCATAGCAATGGCAATCTCTTCACCAAGCTCTTTAAGCTCCTCTACCAGCAGGTTGTAACGAAACTCAAGGAGAGTGGCAGTGGGAGATTTGTTGTCAACATCTTGCCCCATCAGTCGATGGAACTGTCGAACGTAGTCTTCTCTATTTTGTTGATACATTAGTCGTCATACCCCTCATCAACATTGTTCACCATATTTGTACAGAATTGTTGTAGACGGAAGACATCATAAACAATATCTCGTCGATCAGTGGAGTTGGTCCCTACAGCTACAGTGCCATCTTTTCGTTCTACAATGAACACAGCTCGGACAGCTTCATCTTTCAGACTGTCGATAAAAGCCATATAGTTCTCATCGTCTTCGTCTAGGGAGCCTAGTTGGATAATTTTAGCTTCAGTCATTTTGTTCTTCCATAAAATTGTGTGGCGTTGCCCACATCTTTGTTTTTGTCAAAGAAGTACCAAGCATAGTTCTCTACACCCGCTCCTTTACTGTCTTCAATCCACTTCACTCTGCCAATAGACACCACTCTCTCACACACATCTAGGTAGGGGGCAAAGCGGAGGTTGTGCAGGAAGTCAGCAGGGAGAAGGAGGACAGTTGGTTTCAAACTAATCCACTTGTCCATAAGGGGCTGTAGCACATTCCACGTAAAAGGTGGATTGGTGATAATAGCATCACAATATTGAACAGCTTCTTCTGTAAGGCTATTACCATCTCCTTTCGTAATCCAATCAGCTTGTGGTTCAATGTCAACAGGGAGGAAACACACAGCATTGAACATACGTTCTAGGTGTCCTACCAAAGCCCCATCACCTGCACAAGGCTCACAGAACGAGAAGTTCTGTTCTAGATGGTTGGCTAGAGGTAGGACAGCCTTAGCTGGGGTTGGATAGAAGTCTCTAGGCTTCTTCTCATACACCCCTTGTGTCTTTGTCATTGAACCTCCATTTCTACACAATCTTGACGGATATAGTACCCTAAGTCATAGTTAGCTGAATCCTCCTCTTGAACTCCCGGTCCCATACCTTTGATAAAAGCCTTTGCTTTTTCTTTGGTGGAGTAAATACTGTGGACCCAAGTATCCTCACCGTCACCAGAAAAAGCCTCTACGTAATAAACTTTCATTTAGCCCCCAGTACATTTGGAAATGCTGGGACCAACACCTCTCTGATTTTACGAGCAAGGAGGACATGTTCCCACTGTGTAACTCCTTCATCGTCTCTTACTTCTAGATAATGAAGCCATGAACGAAGAGTGCCATTGACGTAGAGCTTGCTCATTGTAAGCCCTTCTGGGAGGAACACACGAGCACATTCTTTAGCTACACCTTTTTTAATTGCAGCTTGATAAATGTTATTAGCCCGATGGATAGCAATCCCCACTTCAGTAGAGGCCAAATCTCTTGTAGCCTTATCAAGGTCATCAATAGAATTTTGTCTGTTCTTGCTATCTTGTCGTCTAAACTCTCGGTTGGTGTAACCAACCTCCTCACTATATCGTTGGCTAAACTCTTGGAACGAGAAGCTACGGTGACGTAGTAGTTGTCTAGTGATATCTCTAGGGGCTTCCACTTCTACAACAGCGTTAGCCATCTCAAAGATTGAGAAGTGTTTATTACGAACACAATAGTCTAGGAGGCTTCCAAGCTCTTTGTCTTGGTGTTGAGGGTTGCTGACACGAGCACAGAAGGCGACCAGCCCCTCTGGGCTGGCCTCCCTAAGTTCAATGGTGGGTTGGGTGAGGGCTACAAGCCTCGCTGTAATTTTAGTCAATGATCACCTCATTTGCTGCTTCTTTAAGACGAGACATCACATCGTCCAATAGAGCTTGGTTCTCTTTACTTTTGTCTTTCGTAAATCGTGCAGCAACACCATTGTACTCCCGGACAACTTCATTTAGTTTTTTAAATTTCTTCATGTTATAACTCCCACTGCTACGATTAGTAGCAACACACAAATAGTGGTAAAATACATCAATTAGCTTGGTTCGCAATTAGGTTTGCATTCTTTGTAAGAACGCTATAACGTCCACGTCCCCAGCCACTACAAGCAACACACTGGAAACGATGGTACTTACCTACGCTAGTGTAAGCATAGCCACGCCATTGGACATGACTACCCCCACACTTAGGACAAACAACATCCTCAACATTCTCTGCGTATACAGCAAGGTTAGGGTGCTTAGTGTCCCAAGGACGAAGTTTATAGTAAAGCTCTTCAAGAGCAAGAATGTCAAGAATGTTATACTCTCTCATTTCTGCCCAAGCTTCATCGTCTCCACGAAGACAAGCAAGCCACAACTCAAAGCCGGGGAATTTCTTATGTCCACCTTTCTTAATTTTACAACCAAGGATGGTGGTGAGATATTCCAGAGAATTGGACGCAAATCCAAACTCATTCTTAGCGATTTTGAGAGTGTCAATAACCTTGACGGGAGAAGGAGGAGCAATGCCATGAACCACAGCCCTACCACGGATTTGTTTCATATCGAAACGCTCACCATTATGAGCAATAACCATGTCAGCCTGATCTAGTAGATGGCACACTTTCTCAATCAGAAGCTTGTCGTTATCTTTTCTATTTTCTTCGTAGAAGATTTCATCACTGTCAAGCCACTTAGCTGCGAAAGACATCATGTGACCATGTTCTTTCACTTGTTTAGCAGAGATGTTCTCTTTGAAGAACCGCCAGACATAAGCAACCTTTGGGGCTGTCTCGATGTCTAGGACTAGAATTTTAGGTTGAGGCACTGGTTTGATCCTCCAAATGAGCGAGGAGCATTTCAGCGTAATGAATAACCTTCTTTACGTCTTGTACACCATTTTTCTGTTTGTAACGAGAAATGTATTTGACAATGTTAGCTTCACAAAAGCCTAGATCATTTGCTAGGATGTATTCGATAGGCTGGATTTTCATTGTCTTGTAGTGATCACCCCCCACCTGTTCTTTGAATGGGTCTGTCTTATCTGGCATTAAAAAATTTGGTGGGAGGGCTGTAGCCCAGCTCCGAGGGCTTACTTGCAAGTGTGCAGGAACAGAAGAACTTGGGTCGTAGTAGTTAATGTGGCTCATACATTACCCTTCCACTCATCATCTACAAAATCTACACCAGCAGTGACAAGTTCTTTCACTTTCTTAGGACCAATCTTCTTAACAAGAGCAGTCATTTGAGCAATCTCTAGACGCTCTTCTTTAGTCAAAGCGTCAACATATTCTTTAGCGGTGTGTGCCCCCTGATCCTCATACAGGTTGTGGAACATTACAGAACGGTTATAGATACGAAGCGGACGGTGTTGGATGTCACGGAATAGATTAAATTGAGTTTTCATTTTGTTCTTTCTTATTATCTCTAGCAATTTTAGCTAGGTTGCGTTCTTCTGACGACTTTTTATCATGGCAGGCTTTGCACAGAACTTGTAGGTTCTCCACTTCACAGTAGAGATTATTCACAAAGTCGTCCCAGCCACTGAAACCCGTGGTGGGGTCAACAATGGCATTCTTGTGATCTACGCTAATATTATTCACCCTCTTACCATTTACTACAATGGATTTAGGGACTTCTTCTTTACATTCATTGCAAAGATAGACACCTCTTCTTAGATTAGCTGCTTTCAGTGTGTCCGTAATGGGCTTCCAAAATCTTGATGCCCTACGCAAATGCCCCTTAACGAAAGAGACAAATGCTGCTTCAGTCATTGTGCCCGATGATCTGGGCTTAATTACAGGTGACTTCAATAACCTTCACCCCTTTCTTTCTAGCAATAGACACCATATGGGCTGTGCCCTTGCCGCCGGGGAAGGCTACAACGAGGTCAGGGGTTTCCTCTTCTAACATTTGAATGTTACGAAGTATGCCAGCAGACTTCCCATATTTTTCCCAATCAGGCTTACAAACTTTTACCTGTGTGTTGGTATCTCTTGCCCATCTTCCAGCAAGTGAGTCAGCTCCTTTTGCCCCACCATGAATAACTACCTCAACACCTTCATCGTAAAGCTTATTTAGTTCCTCACAGAGCTTTAGATAGTCATCATACCCCCTTCCTCCACAAACTAAAATCTTCATTTAGGTGGCCTCCATTTAATCTTCTCTCCTTGTCCGTCAACTTCTTTAATCATGTACAACAAATCTACTTGCTCCCTAAACTTAGGTTTCCAATCATCTCCCCATGCTTTCACATAAACCTCTGCCGTAAGCTCGTAAGCTTGTCTAACAGATTCTGCATCTTTAAGGAGAGTGTAAGCAAACACAGGGCCTCTTCCCTTCATACCTCCAATATTATCTACAGCGTCACCAACGAGCATTTGATAGTACAAGAATTTAGCCCCTGTACCAAAGATTTTAGCTGGTTTAGCCCTTCCCTTGCTATCTTTCTCACCGGGGTTCCTGTGAATTAGCTCGCCCAATTCGTCCACCATGATAGGGCCAATAGACGCTTGCCCTCCACATTCCCATGAATAGTGCCATCCCGGACATTGACGTACATCTTTGTCACGAGAGCAGATGATTGTATTTAGCTCACCGTTTTTATAAGCGGAGTATTGCATAATCACCATAGCATCGTCGGCTTCTAACCCTGTCTCATTAACATGTACATCATAGGATGCAAGAACATAATGTAGGAGGTTAGTGAAGTGGAATGGTTTGGTTGTCTTACGACCCCCTTTGTACTCTTTCTCCTTTGCTGCTTCAATCCGAAAGTTCTCAACATACTCTTTAGGCTCTTCACCTTGTCGTTCTCTCTGCTTGTTTAAGGTTTTGTTGACCTTATGTGTGTTGGTAATGAAGAGGAGAGGAGGACCAGTGGCCTGCACCTCATCACAGATGAGAGCAATCTTCTTATCAAACAAGTCTTGGCAGAAGTCCCATGTTGAAGGAACCACCACCTTCTCTCCATTTTCGTCTGTCTCAATCTTCTCTGACGAGAAGCCAATCTCGTAGAGGAGCACGTCACAATCAATTAATGGTCTCATGCTTGCAACCCTTTCCAAGCTGTAACCATGTGAACAGCAATAGGCCCACCAGCTACATCTTTATCAAACTCAGCAATGTAGATGATATTGTGGTAGTAGGCACCAGTGTCAAGATTGCAACGATGCTTTCCCACAAATGGCACCTTCTGAGGAGTGTGACCATGCACTACATAACGATTAAAGATTGGGTAGTCATCACCACTACCAAACCTACTCCATTGTGTTACTTCTGGGTGTTGATGTGCCAATGGCTTTTTGTCACTAATAGCCGCATGGACAAAAATACGATGATCGTCCCAAATGTAACGGGGGAGTTTTTTACAAAACTCAATATATTTTGTAGGGGGGTAGGTGTCTTTAAAAGATTGTAGGGCTTTATCTCCTCCATTATCCACCCACATACTATAGGCATGTTTATTATCTCGTGCTTCAAGCATCATGTCTTCGTGATTACCACGAATGATAGTCCATTTCCATCCTTCAGGAGGACCAGCCATTAGCTTGTCCAACACCCCTTTGCTATCTGGACCACGATCAATGTAGTCGCCAGTGAAGATGATCTCCCCACTGGCTTCTTTTGCTTCGACAGCTTCAATAGCTTTATTTAGGATGTTTAGGTTTCCGTGAATATCAGCTATTACAAACTGTTTCATTACCAAGCTTCCTCATCTACGTCAGGAACATCTTTCAAGGCCTCGTCAGCGACCTTTACAGGGGCCTTCTCCTTTTTCTTGGTGGTAGGTGCCCCAGAAGCAAGAGCAGCCTCTAGAGGGCTTCCCTCGAAGTCTACGGCCCCCTTAGCTTCTTCTTGCAGCCAATCAGGCAACGAGTTGAACACCTCCATGTCAGGAGAATAGAAGTCGAAGATTTTTCCTTCGTTAACCAGAGGAGGGGCTTTAGCTGCCTCTTTAGGACGCATAGCAGAGACGGCTGCTACATTATTATAAATCTTCCCTTTGCTTTCAGATTGTACCAACGTCACCATACAAGGACTGCCAAGAAGCTGTGCCCAATCACCACCATATTGGCTGTCAGCGTCAAGAGCATAATAACGCTTAGTGCTCTTAGCCAAATCTGCTTTAAGGGGGAAGAAGGGGAGGTCTTCACTAATCCACCGAGGCTTTTCAGGAATGTCGTTATCATCCTCATCTTTCATAAACTCGTCCAACATCTCATACGTCAGACGAATTTTAAGGGAGGGGGCTTTCTCCTCACCTTTGTAAGGACGATTTTTCTGAACCCCCATCAGAAGGATTTGTACCAGACGTGCTGGATACGAACCAGCATCGAGAGGAGGGATTGGTTTAGCATTTGAGGTGCTAGGGAGTTTAGATGCGTTCAGGCCATTTGCCATATGTAGTTCCTTTTGTTATTAGTGATTACCAATCAACATGAAAACTGACGGACTCTCCGTCATAGTATTCAGGATGATCTTTAACTTCTTCTAAGACAGCCCGTAGAAAAGTTTTAACAAACTCTGGTGTGCTTTCTTCTTCTATGTTGTCAAGGAGATTAAGATAATTAAGACCTCCTCTGCGTAGCTCACAAAAATCGTTATCAAGAAGCCAGTGCCAAACGTCTTGATACGGGATAAGGTCGTCTTGTCGCCGATACTTTGTATTAATCTCAATACGAAGAGCTATTTCAGGGCTATCTTTAGACCAATCTTCTTGCTGTCCTTCGGGCTTATCTAAAACATACTCTTTTCCCCCAAACCCATTATCTTCCATCCATTGCTGCTTGTGAGTTTTTTGTTTGTCAAGACTTCCTTTTGAGTACTTCCCCGCCATATCCCGGAAATAAAACCCGTATTTTTTCTCAAGTTCATCTACGAAAGGGTGAAAGTCTAGTGCTTTTGGGTAGGTGTATTCTTTTAGCTGCATCAGTGAATCTCCGAATATCGTTTACCTACATGCGAGTCAATCGCAAGGGTGATGTTAAGTTTGAGTTTGTTATTAACAGCATCAATTGCTTCTTGTTGGAGAGCTTGCAACTTAGCTGCAAATCCTTCCTTTACTTCACTGATGCTTTCATCGTGGAATTGTGCTGTTAGTTGAGGACGACGAAGACGGCATTCTCTGACCCAACTGTCAAAACAATAAACACCTGTTCCTTGGTTAAGTGTGGAAAAGCGATCTTTGTCATTACGAAGAGAATACCAGAACTTAGACACTGGGTTGTAAAGCCACATCTGACCGTTCACCTTCTTGGTGATACAATCCTCTGCCACTTTTTTAACAGCCCAATTACGTTTCCAATATTTCTCCAACATATCTTTAGCTTTAGCAACAGAACATTTAAGCTCTCTTGCAAGTTTCTTGGCTCCTACACCATACACACTTGAATAGTTAACCACTTTATAAGATTTACGTAATCCTGTTACAGATTGTATGACAGAAGATAGGTTTGAACCCAAGTCTTTGTCGTCTTTAAATTCTTTGTAAAGCTTAACATCTTCTGCTTCTACAGCACCTGCTCTAATAGCTAGGTCAAGGTGTGGATCAAAGGAGGGATCAGACATCTCATCTACATAATCTGGATCATGGAAATACATGAAATGTCGTTTAGTGTTGTCTTCCAACGAAACCATGTCAGTGCCTACCAGTTCATAACCATCTCTAGCTACGAGGCAACCACGCATCTCTTTCCCATAAGGTTTATTAATACCGGGAAGATTGACAATCTCAGTGTGCTTAAACCGAAGGGTGTTGGTAAATCCTTGCACCCTTGCCTTCAAGCACCCCTCTTCGTCTACGTTTTCGAGGAATCCATTGAGAACACCAAGTCTGTGTTTAACAATGGAAAGCCCCTCAAGTTCCAATATGGCTGGCTCGTCTTCACTAAGTGCGAGAACACTAGGGCAAATATCAGGGGATTGAGGAATTTTAATTTGAGGGATTTTACGTTCTGTACCATCATCTTCTTTCACAAATTTGAATGTTTCTGGTTCCCACCCCAAAGAGAACAACCAATCTTTGATTTGTTCTGGACTGTTGGGATTAGGCTCTTCTTCTTTCGCTAATACATATATAGGAGCATTATGGGGCGGTGTCAACCCCTGATCCAATAAATGTTTTTGCCATTTAGCGCCTTCTACAGAAAGTGTCCCGTCTTTTTTATACGGTTTTGCTGGGGGACTCTTTAAAACACGTTTCTGCACCATAGGCATAGCGAGACGTAGAGCGTCAATACGAGGTTGTTGCTCAGCCTCTAGTCGTTCCTTAGCTTCCATGCACCAAGGAATGTCTAGCTTCCACTTACTACGTTCCTGTTCTCTCGCACAATCAAGCTTGAATTGCAGGTAGTTAACGATAGCTAGGGATTCAGGTTTGTCTGTATTGTATAGGGTTGAGAGGTAGGTTTTACATTTCTCCCACAAACGTTGGTTAATCTTAACATCTTCTTGACAACGGTGGACATACTCTGCGAGAGAGAGATTAATCCAGTTGTCAATCTTAGGTTTCTCTACACCAAATTCCACCCCCCACCATTCAAGGCCATGCCTTTGTCTCTCAGGCCATAGATACCAAGAGAGAGCTAGTGTATCAATGATACGGGCTGTAATCTTAATTTTAAGAACACGCTCAAGCTGGGGAATGTCCCAGAGTGTGATGTTGTGCCCTACTAACACCTTCTGAGAGAGAAGCCATTCCTTCATCTCTTCGTGAGAGGTGAGCGAAATCACTTCGTCCCCCTCTTGGTACGAAAGGACGTAGAATTTAGATGGATATAGTCCGTCGGCCTCGCAGTCAAATACGCACATTTACCACTCAGCCCAACCGGGGTAGAAAACCTCTGTTCCGTCTTTTAGATAGAATGGCTCATCACCACCTCCCATATCTTCTGTTGACATCTCTCCATCAGGAGTGGATACTAAACAACCACCACCCGGTAGATCATCAATAAAGAGGCACGTACATTTATTTGCATCTTTTGTAGACCGCATGTTATTCCTCTTTCATTAACGAGTAGACATCAATCTCTCGTGCAATTTCTAGAATTGTCAGGTCATCATAAGAACGATCAGGACGATGAGAGTTTTCTCTAACCCAAGACTTAACATCCTCTAAAGTAGACACCCATTCATAGTGAGTTCCTTCATAAGGTACATTCCACTCAATCTTAAAGCTCATAGCTTATCCTTTGTTATTACTGTAGCACCTCTTACCAATGGAATAAGAGACCCAACTACCCTGCGTATAGTGGGCAATGGCAGCAGGATGATTTTTATTTACGTAGCTTGCGTTTTCTTGGTAGAGAGAAAGAGAACCGTTATCAAAAACCTTAACACTTTTTGCGTAATGTACTACAGTAGGTGTATGTACAAAATGTACAGAAACTCTTCTAGGTTTTGTCGTAGGTTTAAACTCAGATTCAGTTTTAGTCTTATTCCCAAAGAACCAGTTAAAAATATTCATAATCCTCTCCTTACATATGATCAGCCAAATTAGTTTTTAGTGGGGCGAAGGTGAGGTGCCTTTGGTCAAAATAGTTTTTTACCGTCTCTAGACTATTAGACTTACAATGTCGGAAATAGCTTTCATCTTGATAACACGACATTGTATCCCCCAACCACAGGAATTTAGGCCTCTTAAACCAACCCCCTCTCACTTGAATACCAAAACTACCATCACTAAATTTTACAATACGTTCTTTAAACATTAATCTTTCTCCATAAATTCATTGACATCAATCTCTTGCACCACTTCGTACAAGGTGAAATATTGACTTTGAAAGCCCCAACCTGCTTTAGCTTTTCTTAGGTAGGCTTTTACCTCTTCTTCGGTGTCAAACTCCGATACGACACAATTTTCATAGGGACGAAATTCAGACAGGATGTACATATTCTTCACACCCTTTGCTGAAATCTGAAAAGGCAATTGGTGGCTTGCCGGGAAGGTCTTTCCACCAACGTTAAGCTCCCTCTGTTCCTGAGAGAAATTACGAAAGCACTTTGTATTAGTGCAATCTGATGCACAGAAGGTTTGGTCTTTAAAGCACATCACTTCTCAAATTCCTTCTTCAAAGCTTCGTACTGTTGACGACGATAATCATCTTGTTTACGTTTGTCCAAATATTCTTTAGCCATTTCAGCTTCTGTTTGAAGACGTTCAAATTCTACAATCATTTTTACATTTGTGTCTCCATAATCATCATACACCTCAAAATCAATACGAGTTTCCTCTGGATATTGTTCTGCCAGTGTTGTAAGTTTTTTAATGGCATCTTTAATTTTCAAATATCGAACAGAACTTGTAATATTTTCTGAGACGTATTTCATTTTAGGTTTCATTATCAAATCCCATTCTATATCGTTGCACAATTTTTCTAACATTACCTTGTTGCTCTTTACTAATGTCAGCAGTTTCTGCTAACGAATAACCAAGGACAAGGTGCAAAACCAAAACACGCCGATGCGCTACATTCTTAACCTCATCAAGGGTTTTAATCAAAGATTGATCTTCATGATACGCAAAGTCTCCTGAATCTAAATAGTCCATTACATCTACAGTGAAGGGTTGTCGTTTGATAGAGCGTTTATGATTCCACATAACAGAGAAGAGGATGGAATTAAACCACCCTTTTAGTGGTCCTTTAGTTGGGTCATACTGGTCTAGTTTTGAGAAGGCTTTAACGAAAGCCTCTTGAACCAAGTCCTCTGCCATAGCATAGTTACGTAGGTAGTAGTTGATTTTGTATACGTAGCCTTTACGTCCTGTTTTGTATAGGTGTTCTAAGGTCATGCTTCCACAAACCTCCCTGTTGCTTTGTTATAGAACAAACTGTATTTACCGCTAGAACCCCACACCCGATCCTCGAGCACTCTAAGCTCTCTCGTATCTCTAACACTCTCCTCCAAGTCAGGGTCTTTATTCCCCAACAGAGCAAGCATTAGGTGGGCAGAACGTTGCATAGCTCTCGAACCAGCAAACTGTGACGAGTAGACACTTCCTCCCATTTCGTGTGAGCAATTACCCAAATCGACATATTGTTCTTTCTTGTAATATTGTTGACGTTTATCCTCTGCAATTTGTCCCTCTGCTGCCTTTAGGTGACAGAAGACGAAAGCTGTAAATTTCAGGTCAGCTGCCATAGCTGAAAGCTCCTGAGAGAAGGCTTGTAGCATAGTGTTAGCTTCCCCAGAGTTTACACCATTAGACAGTGACGTGATAGGATCAATAAACACAGCCTTTACACCTTCACCAGCAGCTTGCTGAATGTCTTTCTTCAACGTGTCCCAACCAAGATATTGATAAAGATTAAGCATGAAAAGCTTGTCTTTCATAATAGCACCAGCACGATCATAGGCTTCTTCATCAAACTTAATCTCTGGGTCGTGGAAAATCTTTCCTGTAAGTTGATTAGCTAGAAGTTTGTACGTGGTGTCATTAGGTTCTTCTGGGCAAGCCATAAATACCTTAGCGTCATGGTTTTGCATGAAGTGGGCACCAAGAGCATTCTTCATTGTCGTCTTACCCATCTTAGTACCAGCCCCTAGATAGATAGTTTCTCCAAGACGAATGCCTCGCAAGTCTTTATTCATACGTGTCCAAGGCCACGACAGTTCTCCCACCTTAGCAGGCTCCTTAGCCTTCTCATGGATTTCTGCTGCTGTAACAATACGGGTGTTCTTAGGGGCCTCTGCATGGAAAGCTAGGGCATTATAGGCAGCCTTAGACTTACCTTCCATGAGGGCTTGGTTTGCGTCTTTAGTAGGCAGTTTAACACTCTTGGCTGTGGGGATAGCTAACATAGCTTTCTCAACGGCTAGGTGTCCTGCTGCATCATCATCAAAACATAACACCACCTCTTTAAATAGGCGACGAATATCTTCTGAATGTTTATTCAGTGTACGTTTAGCTGAGGCACTTCCATGAGGAAGAGACACAACAGCAGGTTTGTAATCGTCTTTACCATACATTTCATAGAAACGGGATACAGAGGCCATATCTTCTGGCCCCTCTGTGATGATTAGACGATAAGCTCCACTTGACTTAGCATTTACCCAGTTAAGAAGATCACAATCTTTAGTGTCTCCCATGTTGAATGGTGGACGGCCTTTATCAAGAATTTTAACATGATAGCCTGTAAGTTTTTCGTTCTTAGTCACAGGCCAATAGATAGCTGTAGGTGTTTTACCATCTGTCTCAGACACAGACACCTTAGCATCAAAATCTTCTAATGTAGCTGCCCTAAGTTTACGCTGTGGGACATCTAGTGTTTGGTAGCCGTCAACCTCTGCAATCTCAGCAGCAATCTCAGCCTCTGTCTTTTCTCGTCGCTTTGGTAGATCAGAGACAGTGCGATTATCGCCGTATGGGTTAGGCACAGGTTTGTGGCAGAAGAAACAAAAACCGTCCACTGTCCCATCATCTTGTGCGAAAACCTTTAATGCTTTTCTTGTTCCACATGAATGCGGAAGTGAATCAATTTGTATTCCCATTTAGTTCCTTTATTACATATAATCTTCTAAGTCTACTTCTTCTTCCCTACAAGGGACAAAGTATTTAATTTTGGTACAAGCTTCACATTTCCCATCTAAAGACTTAAATGTCGCTACCTCTTTGTCCCATGAAGAAACGTTAGAGAGTACCCAAACAGCCTTGTCCCAATCAATATTGTGCCTATTAAAGTAGTCCTCATGGGACTGCCTATTAACCTCCCCGCACAGGGACATCATAAACTTATACTTTACAACCATTCTGACAGCTCCTTTGTTGGAACAACGAGGTGGAAATAGGACATCTGTGTATATAACTCTCTACCTGTTTTCTCGTCTTTGACAAAAACTTGGAAGGAGTTTTTATATTTCACATCTGCAACCCAGACCACATTTTTCCAATCTACTCCATAGTCTTTAAACCACTCAAGATAAATCTCTTTTGTATAGTTGTCTTCTATAAGGTCGATATCAAATTTTAATCTAAGCATGTCTCACTCCCAATGTTCTAAAGGTTTAGGATTTAAAAATGCCAACTCTGAGCTATCTACAGCAACAGAGGGATCACCAAAAAAGTCTGAGGGGGTTGCAAGAACAATTTCAAAAGGGAAATTTGTCCCATCTTGTACAACCCTCTTAATTACAACAAGTTGGTTTGTGTTTTTCTCGCCTCTTCTCCAATCCCCTAGATAAATATCTGTGGACAAAACCCCCAGAAAAATAAGCTGATCCCCCACTTTAGGAATGTGGTCTCCAATGCTCATATTACATCCACTCCTCTAAATTTGTTTTAGTTTCCAACTTAGTCAAATCATCCCTACGAAGTAGAAAATCTAACCTAAGTTTGTCCTCATCATAAACCTTAATCCCAACCCTGTTTTCAAAAGATGGCTCATTATACCTCTGAGGGTCTTTAACCTCAAACACTGTGTCAAACGACACACCCACCGCTGGGAGCCACTTTTCGTATTGGGCATAACGTCCATTTCTTACCACCTTATTGATATCAATTTTTACGAGCATGTCACATCCAGTCTTCTAACGGTTTAGCTGACAATGGGAGTAGCACTTTTCTGTACCAATTGTATGTTTTGTCCTCAACACCTGCAATCACTGTGCCCCCATTAAACCCCCCAGAATCAACTAGAGTTTGATTTCTTCCCAGTGTGAGGATAACATCAGGAGTCCAACCAACACTACTCAGCCAGTGTAGGTAAGCTTTTTCTTCATGAGCCTCCTTAATCACATCCCAATTAATTATCACTCGCATTACATGTAATCCTCTAGGTTAACTGGTGTAGAAATAACGGGCCTCAGTTCACTTTCATGCATACGATAATGCCAACTTCCTCGCTGTTTTCCATTGTCTTTTACCATTATGCAGGTGTACACACCTTCTTCTGGCCCCCAGCGGTTTTCATGTCCGGGAACATGACGGATAACTTTATAAAGACGTTTCTCTCCGTCTCTAAAAGCCCTGTACTGAGCTTCCCACCCAAAATAATTATCCGCCACCACTTCTACAAGTGTTCCATTTGGAAACATCACATCCAATCCTCTAGTGATTTAACTTCTACACCCCGTTCAAAGAACTCCTCTAACCAAACTCCACCCACCTCTTTAAATACAACTTCTGGGGAGTTATAGGTTAACACAGTTACGGGTTGATTAGGGAGAATCCAAGCTTTTTTACAATAGGTGGTCCAACCCCCATCTTCATACCTTTTCCCCCTAAACCATTTTTCACCAACTTTCACATCCAGTCTCCTAAATCAGATACAGAGGGTTTGAGGAAGGCCAGCTCTGTTGCACGTAGATTATATCCGTATTCTGGTTTTCCTTCAAACAGCCCAATCACTTGATAACAAAAATCTCCTTGACTGTAGACACGTTGAATGGTGACAATCTTGCCATTGTGGATAGACCCACTTTTTTCTGCAAAATTTACCACCCTAAATCTCTCTCCTACTTTAGGTGTGTAGTCTCCAATATGGTCCATAATAATCCCTTTGTCAAGATGCGAAGAGAGATTTATTTTTATTGAAGATGTTCAGGTCAATCTCAGACCAGTTACGAGAGTAGAGGGCGTACTGGATATTACGAATACCCGTGCGGATACGGTCTTCCGTAACAAAAGGACGAAATACTTGATAGGAACTACCAAGAGCCGTCTTAGCAAACTCCGTGAAACCAAGAGCAGAAGCTTCCCCAAGGATGTCTGTGGGGCAGGAGATGGTCTTGGCAAACTCCTTAAGTTGGTTCAGAACAGCAGCCCACTGCTTGATCTTATTAAAATCAATAGTAGACTCAAGGGCACGAAACTCAACAGAACCATACTTAAACAAGCTGGTGATGTTCAAGCTTGCATAACGCAAATCTTCTGTGTTCAACGACTGAAGATCGGAGTTGGCAATGGCTTCACTGATCATGTCCAATGTATAAGAGGCATCAGACATACGGAGACAGAAGTGGTTCCCGCTACGAGTTTTATCGCAATATGATAGGAGAACTTCCTCAAACATAAAATACACAGCAAGGAAAGTCATTAGCTGCTTTGGTGTGAGGTCTTGGACATTAACATGAACATGGATACCAGCGCGATAGGTTGGTTTCACATTCGTGTTGTGAGAGGTGAGAGCTTTACTAAGCTCCCCAAAAGCCTTGTCAAGGTCTGCAATAGGGAGGGGCTTACGGAGGACAAATTCCCCACTCTCTCCCCGAAGGGATGGGTCTCTCTCAAGACGCCAATGTTTGCAAACTGACTCTGCGCTAGGCATACCATCAGCTTCCATTTCAATTTCTACACCTACATCCCCAATTTGCGGGGAACAAGGGATAATATCTACGATTCTCATGCGGCCTCCATAGCGGATGTAAGGTGTTGTTCAAGGAAGAATTTGTCTGGGGACAGAACAGGAACGTCTTTGATAATTCTTCCTACAGTGTATTTTCGATAGATCAGCAACAACTCACCAGTTTTGTCACTTACCCCAAAATCACGAGAGAAGGCCATAGACCTATTTCTCGTTTTCTTGTTGTAAGTCAAAGCTTCTTGATAACTGGGGAACTTATTAAGAATGGTGTGCGTCAAAGAAGAGAGGTTAAAATCTCGTTTATCCGCACCATACAACACAAGGCTATTGGTTGACAACCCTTGTCTCCAATCCTTCCTCATAGGTTTTCTACATGCAAAAACCATTTTTCCCCCAATATTGAAAAACCCTAGTGGGACAGGGGTGAGGTCAAGATCATCCAAAGCAATCTCAGATGCTTCCATTGTCACCTGATCCACACCAAGACAAAACACTCGCCCACCACTTTTAGATGTTGAGTGGACATAGAAAGGATTGCCATTGGCTTTCCTAATCAATGTCATGTCAAGTCTTTTAGCAGCATATTCAAGGTTATCGTTATACATCAATGTCTCCTTAAAACTCAGCTGGGTCTTTTTTCTTTTTCGTCTCTGGGGCTGGGATCAAATTCTCACGATAGAACTTGGGGGATTTAACACCACCATACTCAAACAAGTAGGAGAGGACATCTTTCCACCCCTCTTGTTTGTTGATCACTTGTTGAGCCGTCAAACCGTAGTGATTTTTCTCACCAATAGTAGGGTCGTCAAACGTAGCTTTGATAGCGTCAATAGTGTTGTGATAAACCAAGGAACGAAGGATAGGGTTGTTGATCCACTTATTGCTAAGGACTCGGTATTCCATACCATAAGGTTTGGGACGGAATGCCCCTGCGGCCCCGTACAAGCCTCGCCGACGTTCATCTTGGTCCCAGACAAGGGAGGGTACACCAAGGTATAGGTCAAGGCTCTTGGTGAGCGTTCTACAAGCCTCTAGATGGCCCGGATCATTGATATCAACACCACTGGTCCAACCAACATGGACATGACCAGAGGCTGTACGGAAAGGAGTGTTCTCGTTAGGACGAGGATTGGCCTCTCTCGTATAAGCGTTGTAGTCAGGAGAGCAACCAAGCTCACCAGCTTCTTTGGGTTGAGACTTGATATAGTCCAAGCCAAAATCTGCCACAGGCTCAATGAACAACTCATAACCGGGGACCATCTTTGTAATTTCCTCAAAGACAGTGGACATATTCTCCTCAAACTGAGAATACGAATCAGCGGGGTCAATATTAAACTCCAAAGCCATACCGTCAACTTGGACAGCCCCTTTGTCCACCTTAAAGGGATTTTCTTTCGATCCGGGGATTAGGCCATGTGCAGACCACAGTTTCCCGAAACGCTTAACGAAAAATTCCGGGTCAGCACCAATTTTAATATCGTAGCCATTGACTTTCATTCTTCAGTTTCCTTGTTTTTTGGTGTAGGTTTCAACATAAGGCAGTAGACGGCAAGCGCCACAATAGAAGGTGGTTTTATCTGCCCACAACAGGTCTTCTCTTTCTCCCCACTCAACGGAGATACCACAGCAGTCACAACCTTTTTGCGTGTGTTCTTTGAAGGCTTCAACATTAAGACGAATTTTTGGATCAAACCAAGGAGCAGATTGAGACTCTGCCCCCTTAATAATAGAAAATCCGCCCTCTTTCTTCAGCTGAATCCTGACATCAGGGAGCAGCGTGACAAATTTCAAATCAGACCAGTTGCACCAATAATCTTCTTTTTGTTGCAACACATTTTTGAAAAGCTTAGGGGCCACATAGAAGCCATTACCTTTGGGTGTGACAAGCTTGTCTTTCGCCTCTAGATACTTACTTTGAGGGATAACAATCCTCACTGACGACCCATCCATAGTCGTACCAAAAGCTGTAGGTCTGTTTGGGATGTTATGAAACTCTGTGATGATCAACTGACTAGCAGTTTTCTGCACAGGTTTCTTTGTTTGTGGTTGTTGTTGATTATTTTGAGAGGGGGGAGTCCAACCCTCCCAACCATCGTAATAATTTCCACCTCGGCTTTGCCCGTAATTGTAAGAGGCTTTCCACTTTTCGACGAAAGGGGGGACCGGGGTTTCCGTGTGAAATACCTCCTTTGCGTCATTGAGCTGGAAAGTGTAGAGCTGATCTGGCTTACACTCCATAATGTCGTGTCGATTAATACCATTCCTACTCATACCTACAGCAAGCATCCAAGATTCTGAAGCCCAAAACACTTGCTTGTTGTCTTTGCTGTAGCAAAAGAACAAGGGACGTTGAATATTACGAATAAGGTTAAGCTGCTTTCGTTGTTTGTCATACCATGATAGGGCTAAAGCCCCATCAGCGTCTTTCCAAACTTCTTTCACATCTTGGGTATGAGACAGATGGCTATAGATAATTTGAGAGTCAATCTCAAAGTCTTTATACCCAGCAAAGTCTTTCATAGACCATTTATTGACAGTGCCATTATGTGCCCCAACAGCATTATCAAACTCAAATGGGTGAGCATTGGCAGAGGTGACAGCCCCTTGTGTGGCATAGCGATTATGCCCAATGAAGATGTCTACAGGTTTTGCTGTAAGCGAACGTCCCTTTTTCCAAAGATTGTGCTCCCAGAAGAACTCTGAAGCTCCACCAAGGCTCTTAAACAGTTCAATTTCAGTTTTACCGTCATACGCATTTGAGATGGCAGCTACACCAGTGGAGTCTTCTCCACGAAGAACGTCAAGATAAAGAAGGTCGTAAAAGACTTTCTTAGCATTTTCCGGGAGGGCTTCCCCGATTACCCCTACAAGGCCACAAATAGCGAAGCTCCTTACAGATTAAAGAAGGTTTGAATGTATCCGAAATACGTTGTCTGACAATCGTGGTCAATATCAACATACTCTGGATGAGGTTGATAACACAAACTATTGGTGTTTGCGTAGAACACAGCCTCAATGTCTGGATTTGTACCTCCCACCTCTTGCACTTCCCAACCTTGCTTGAAAGTTGAGCAATCAGCAGTTAGGAGGACAATTGCGTCAGTGGAAGGGATCATCATTTGGTGATGTGTAGAAGTCACCATAATCTCTTCCCCAGTCATTTGGTCAAGAGCTGTGTGAACCCCACGGAGAGCATGGCCTGTTACATGTTGCCACATTTTCCCCCCATTCATAACGTTTAGGAATTGTGCTCCACGACAGATACCAGCCATAGGTACTCGTCCATTAAACTCTAGATAAATCTCTGCTTCTCGTGCATCCCTGTTTGGGTTAGAAAAGGTGGCAGGGTGAGCTTTCTCTCCGTAGTAAGAGGGGGTTACATCTTCCCCTCCCGTGAATTGGACAAGAGAAATGTTGTCGTCCAACGCATTGTGCGTAACCTCCCAACCGTTCATAGCAAACATCTGGGAAATCTGGCTGTCTAGCCCAACAATCAGCACTTTATTCCGCATTTAGAATCCTCTCCAAGATTTGCTCAAGAACGTTTTTAAAGCCTTCTTCAGTGGTGTACTCCCAACCATCTGTCTTAATCTTTTCAAAGATGTTAAGATTTTTCTTACTCTGACTGTCTTTTGGACGGACAGTCTTGATCCACCGCATAAAGGCATCAGTGGAAGCAACAGAAGGAGTTTTCCAAACAGCATTTACATCAACATCATAACCCTTGTAATCTCTTAGGGTAATGTTTTGTAGATTTTTTGGCGTGCCAAGGAGGAAGTTTCTGTAATAGGACTCAGCTTGCCCCCCTAGATGGAAGATGCCATGTCCTGCAACCAAGTCTGTAAAAACTACAGAGTAGCGAGATGTGTTGGATTTAACGAAAAGGTAGGAGAGAATAAGGGCTTCTTCTTCCTTAAAACCCAAACTCAAGATATGTAGATAAGTGGCAAACCTGTTTGCAATGGAGGGGGTGTAGCTTTCACTGAAAGCCCTAGTGGCAATAAGCGCACTAGCAACGAAGTTTGCAGGAAAGTTGGCATCTACCACCCAACCAAGGGAAAGAACGGCGTCTGCGTCTTTCTCAACGTGCATTGCCGACCAAGGACTTCTATTCACCATCCAATCAATATATGGTTTTACCTCCTTTTCTGTGTACTTGTGGTCTTGCACAGACGACAAAATGTATTTGATAGGAAGCTTCACGCCTTTATCAAACAACTGGTATTTTTGCAGAGCACCGTGACAAGGGCCATCCCCCAATTTTTTGTAGGTTAGTTCTCCTCCATCTTCTAACACCAACCCTACAAAAGCATTACGTGCTGGAAAAGATTCTGCTTGTCCAGCAAAACAACCCCTAATATCTTTAATATTCTCTAACATGTATCACCTCAGACAAGGATTGCATCAGGAGTGAGGGCAGGATGGATGAATTTTTTCCATCCACCACGTTCCTCGGTTACAGGGATAGCAGCTTTGCCGTGCTCAATCAAATAGTCGAAACATTTCGACATACACTCTTGACGATAAGGGCTGGTTTGCGAGGGGGCAGAATTGATCTCAATAACATATGGACGACCATCTGCATCAAGCATCACATCAACAGCGCCAAAATCAAGCCCTGATAGGAGGAAAGCTTCACGGCTAACCCTAACAGCTTTGAGAGGCCACTCTCCCCAATTCACATTGTCAAAGCGACCTCCACGGGCCACATTCCATGCAACATCTTGGGGATTGCCCGGTGTCTTCTTAGCTACCCAACATACACGGCCCTGTACGAACGTCACACGGTACTCAGAGACCTTATCAATGAAGGGGCTGGCATACCACCCTGCTCCACATTGCTGCGTTGCTAGGGCCATCTCAGCCTCTGTACGGGCCAAGTGAACATTACGTCCTTGGGAATGTGTTGCGGGGCGAACGACAAGAGGAAAATCATACCCTCCGTGAGGTGTATCCTCCCCATCAAAATACGTGAATGGACATAGCGGGTAGGGTTGATCTGGGTCATCTACGTAATCATCCATCAACACTTGACGGAAGCCAGCCTTATTCCCTACACGATGAATGGCCTCTGCCGTATTAACAACATCACGACAAGGGACATTGCTTGTCGTCCCCCAACGAATGACCATAGTGGTGTCAGCAGGGAAGGGCTTGTCATTGCGAATGACAGCATCAATTTTGCTCGACATACGAACAATTTCTTTACAGGAAGTGCGCCCAAGTTTCTGGCGACGAAGCATTACAACGGTCATAGATAGTCTCCTAGGTTGATTTCTTTCTGAGGGGCACGAAGTCTTTTCAAAACTTCCATCACCATACCTGCGCCCAGACTTATCGGCACTCCGTAACTCAAATCGCTATACTCACTAAACCAGTTCCATCTCCAAGGAACACCTTTTTTACGAATTTCCTCTGCTGCAAAGTCCCAGATAAAAGCCCCACTAATATGGCCGGGATTTGCTAGGAGATTGTTGGCAATTACTGGTAGTGGGAGGTATTTTCTTTGTGTCCAGAGGGTGTCTTTATAGTAAGCCTCTCTAAGAGCATCAGCTGCTTTATCTAAATCCTCCGGTGACATCACATCCAATCCTCAAGTGATTTGGCAACAGGGGGGTGGATCATCATTTTAAAGACTTGTTCAAACAACACAGCTCCCAGTCCAAACCCATCTCTATAATCTTTAAAACGCTCTCTAGAGATATCCACACCATACTCGGACAAGGCTTTTACAGCACCGTCCCAAAATAGTAATATATCTATATTACAACGTGCATCAAGACAACTTTCTGCCACTTCTTTTGGTGAAAGACCTCTTTGGTAAGACGTTTGGCAACCCCTAAACACATCTGGTCTTAAGAGAAGGTTAGCAATTTTTGGTGCTAAAGAGATTAACTCAACCCCATTGGGCATATCTGCAAACTCCCTGTTTTTCCTTCGTCAAGTTTTAGTGGTTCTGGTTGCACCCAACCAACAGCAGGAATGACGTATAGTGTGTCAGGTTGATCACCATCCCCTTGAACTACGAGGAAAGAGTGACCACCAAGGTTAAATTCAATCTCGGTATCTGCCCAAGCGGTTAGACGATTGGTATAAACCACTTCGTCACAAGCTTTGTGTGATAGGACCACCTCTGAATACGAAGAGGGGTAGCCCCATTGATAGTGAAGATCAGCGTCCATTTTCTTTTCCTTTGATGATGGCGCGGATTTCTTCTGCATGCCGTCCGAAATGTAAAGGCGTTTCAGCACATTGCGCCCACACTTCCAACTGCGCCACTGTCACCACCCGCGTCTGCTCATTTTGAGCTACATCCGCTGCGGGCTGACCAGCTAGATTACGGATCACGTCAACAAGCTGACATTTCAGCGTATCCTTGAAGTTCTGGCTATCGCAGTATTCCCCCAATGCCCTTGCTGCGTCCGCTAACCCTGCAATGTAACCTTTACCGCTACGCGCTGCGGGCTGTGGAGCGGGGCGGGCGTCGTGTTGGGCGGGTGTGATGAGGGCGCGGATGCGACGTGCCGCCTCTCCAGTAGCTTCACAGTATCCTTCGGACCAATCATCAGCCCCATCACCTCTGCGCATTGGCCGATCATCAGATGTATAGGCAGCGACCTTTGCCGCTGCCTCCAGCGCAGCGGCGACCGAGGCTTGGGACAGGTCGGTGCGGGTGCGGTCGTTCCACGTCACTTTCATAATTGGCCCAGATGCGCCGCAGTTTGTGCAATACGGGTATGGCCGAAGCCTCGTAAGTTCGCGGTCAATTCCGTGGCTTCCGCAAAACGGGCATGGCAATAATTCAATCGCGCTCATGTCTTCGGCTCCTTGTCGGCTGTGGGGGTGAGGGCTTGGCGGGCAGCGATAAGCACCTGATGCGCGTGATATTCACCCATATCGACAGGGCTGTGTCCGCAATTCATCGGTTCGCTGTGGCTTTCCATTTCGTCTCCGCAGCAACAAACACCGTCCGCCATGTCTGCATGTTCAATCGCGGCAACGCATCCGGTCAGCGCCTCGGTCAGCGCCTTCACCCGCCCCACTGCGGCGGCTTCGGATGCCCGCAGCGTGGCGTTCTCGGCGGCGAGGGTGAGATACGCTGCTTCAATGTCGGGTAGGCGGGCTATGCGGCGGGCATCAATCTCAGGCGCACCAGCATTGTTTGAACCGAAGATGCGGTCCATAGCGCCCGGCTGACGCACTGTATGGCCGACGCGCGTGTATTCGTACACCCACGGCCCCGGCGTTCCTGCTTCGCGGTCAGCCACCATCTGCGCCACCGCTTCCGGCGATAATCTAGTCATCTCAACCTCCAAAAATATTTATTTTCTCAGACCCCTTGACAAGGCCCCAAAACAAACTATATACTACTAGGGGTTTAATTATTAAAACTAATTAATAATCATTCTCCCCAGTAATAATACTTATTATTATTATACTCTAATGTACTACAAATACTAAGACGAGAGGGTTGTTCTAGCATCTCGTAGATGTATGTCTCTACATCATCACCATTCACTGTTGCTTTAATCGTATTACGACGATACCAATCAGGGTGTCCTTCCAGACGATCACAACGAGCAACATGATTGTCGTCTACTTCCCAAATTTCCCCTTTGATAGGAAGCATTGGAAACCCATCTCTGTATTTCGTATAAGCAATGGGGAAGCCACCATTAGCGAGAGCATAGGATTTGTGTGAGTAAGCGTCTCCAACAAACCTAGCACCTTCAAGCAAACGATTGTTCCCCCAACCACGCTTCAATGTTCCATAAACCATAAGTAGTTTCATATTACATCCAATCTTCTAGGGGTTTAGTAGTAGGGGGGTTAAGCATAGCCTCAAACATAGCTTCAAAGAACTCGTAATTATACTCATAATCTGAGTAGGATTCAAAATCCTCCTCGTCAATCTCTATCCCATACTCTTGAAACAACTTAGCACACTCTCTCCATTCAAAAAGGTTTGAGAAAGTGTCTGTTGGGTCTTCCCGGTAATAGCTTAAGAAAACTTCCACCCCAAGCTCATCGTTGTCAAACCTAACCTGCTCAAAGTTACCGGGAGTTAACAGGATCATACCTGCTGTAATCCCTTCTGATCTTGTCACCATTACAACCAATCCTCAAGAGGTTTTGGTTTGGAGAGGACCAGATCAAAATAGGTTGTAGTCCAAGTAAATTCCACTTCTTCTAACGTGATAATGCTACCAGAAATCGTCTTAATCGTCACAACCTCGTCAACACCACGTAATCCTTTTCTACAAAAGGTTTTCCACAACCCCTCTTGGTCAATGAGTTTACGTCTAATTAAACTCCCTACAACAAACATAGTTTTCTCCTACATATATGATGATAGGTCAATACCCTCAGAAGAGATGTATGGTTCAAAACATTTAGCTGCAAAAAGCTTTGTGCTTCCTACGAGCCAGAGTTCTACTAGGTTTTGATGGTCAACCACAAACACTGCATCAGCGGATGTCTCTATGGGCCTGTATCTCCCCCAAAAAGGGTCTTTTTGCGCCTCAACCTTCCTACGAACTTTTTGACCTCTGCTAAATGTTGTCATTTTCCCTTGCCTTTTTCAGCCTGCTTCTTCATCGCCTCTACAGCGTAGTCCCCCAATCACGAAATGCCATCTGCTTTTCCTTCCCGTTAAAGCCAATCAGTTAGCGGTTTTGGTTTAGGTCTTGAGATAAGAACAAAGCAGTTGTGGTCAAACCCACAACTAATCTCTTTAAATCTCAATACCCCCATATAGTTTTTAACTACTGTTAGAGGGCTGTTAGGAGAAATCTCTCCTGTCTTACAAGCATACAACCATGCAGGAGAATCCTGATATGTTTTGTGTCGCCTGACGACAGCTCCGGGTTGCATATCTTTTGTCATAACCAGTCCTCTAGAGGCTTAGCCTCCACAGCAAAGTCAAACCATTTGGCTCTCCAAGCCCCCCTACCAATTAGGTGTCCTTGGTAGGTAACATGGACCTCACAGTTCACCGACTCTTCTGCCAGAAGTCTAGTAATAGTAACAGCGGTATGTGGACTTACTCCTAAATCCTTCATGTATTCACACCAATGATTCCAACCATAGCCGCTGTCTGGCTTACGGACAATCAAATCCCCAATTTTAAACTCTGCCATAACCCCTCCAATTAACGTTCAAGAGAAAATTGTACGCACATCAAATCTTCCACCTTCAATCCTTGTTGTGTCAAATTCTCTGTGCCAATATCCAATTGTTTGACACATTCGTCATAGGTCTTAGATAGCTTGGGGGATTTTGCAACAACACACTCATTGTGGCTATTGCATACCAACAAGAGAGCGAGGAACATTTGTCATCTCCTTATCAAATGATGTGATGTGGTGGGATGTTGTGC